TCCGGGCGAGGCCTCCAACTACCAAATTTCGTATTTATTCCTCAATGACTTAGCTGCCGCGTTACACGAATGCGGCGTAATTCCCGGCAAGACGTTACACAGCATTCATCCGGTCGGCACCCTCTTGGGCCAGCCTGCGGCGGCTCGCCGCCTGCACATATGGGCGTGCTTCCTTGGGGTCACTCCAGCCGAACCAGGCCATGAGCTGGTACTCTGTAGCGCCTCGCTCTGCCATTTTGGTCGCGCGCCACTTCCGCACGCCGTGCGCGGAAACGCCCTCGATGCCCGCCTGTCTGAACCATTTTGCGACGCGCTGAGAAAGCGCTTTGTCGGAAGCGAAGGGCTTGTTCCACTCGTTCAGTAGAAACGTCATGTTGTTCATCGGCAGGGCCGCGGCGAGCTCGGGGTCGATCGGCAGTTCGCATTGCACGCCGGTCTTCACCGTTTTGAAGACCAGAAGCCCCTTGCGGACGTGTTGCCGGCCCAGAATCCTAAGGTCAGAAATGCGAACGCCCGTATGCACGAGAAGCATCATCGCCAAATGTGCCGGGCCAGTCCTATGCACTGCCAGATACTTCTCGATGTCCTCATCCGTGGCGGTTTCATGCCCGCCTTTAGGCACGCGCAGCCGTTCCACGTCGCGAACGAAGTTGACGTCTACCCAGCCGTTGGAAACGCCGAGCTTGAAGATGCGCGACAAGATTTTGAGCCTCTCATTCGCGGCATTCGGGTTGTCAGCCTTGCGGTCACGCAGGATTTCAATGTGGATGCGCTTGAGCCTTTTCGCCTTCTCCTGGCCGAACTTTTCAGGTTTGCCCCGCTCGAGGGGCTCGTTGACCATGGTTTTGATGACGCGGCGACGCGCCGACCTCGTCGCTTCTGCCTTAGCCTTGAAGTCGACCGAATCCATATATTGATCGCATAGCCACTCGAACGTGCCCTCGTAGGCCTTGGCGCGCATCCCTTCCCAATTGAGACAGCGATTGTATTCCGCCATGAACTCGCTCGACAGGGGCTCGCCTGGCAGGCGGTGGAGTGGCTGACCGCGGCGGCGAAAATAGTACCGAAGGGTGCCGTCCTTGTTTTTCCGGGCGGTGACGTGATCGAGGCTAAATTCCATGGTGGGAGCATTCACAGCTTCGGCTCCCTTATCAGCCCTTCATCTTCCTCTGGAGGTGCAATAGTCTTTTCCGGTGTTTCCACGGTATCCACGCTAATCACAAGGGACACGGAGCGACCGTCATACTCAATTCGGCCGACAGGGAAGCCCGATGCCTTGGCTGCCTTGAGCAGCCTTGAAACTTCATCATGAGTGATGCGGGCGGCCCGTCGCGTCATCCCCGCCCGTCCCCTTCGAGTGAGCGGCGGTCTTCCTTCAGGGCGCGGATGGCGTCGAGAACTTGGATTGCCGCATCTTCATCCCAAAATTGCTTGGGATCTATGCTCGCCGCCCTTTCCAGGGTCTCATCGTCTAGCTGTCCGGGGGCGAGGATGCGGTAGCCTGCGGCGAAGCCATGCTTGGTGCCGTATTCCAGCGCCTCAAGGACAAACTCGGTGGCTTTGCGCCGGTCTCCGCATCCAATGCCCGTTTGAGGGCAGACGCCATCCTCATCGGCGCAGTCTCGGCACGTCCCACCGTACCGAATGAGGTAACGCAGGAGTTCTTCGCGCGCGTTCACTTGCCACTCTCCTGTGCTTTGGCGTGGAGGGTGGCAAGGAGAAGGGCAACACAGATAGGCTTGCCCGCTACAGGTGGCGAGGATTGCAGGTGCGGCTGGTCACTCCGATATCCAGGGCCGATTAGATACACGTCATCAGCTATGCCGTTGGTGAATTCGAGATTGATCGACCACCCTGGCAGCACACGCTCACACAGCGCTATCGCTCCGTCGAGAGAGGCCGTGTAGCGCGGTACGAGCATGTCTTTGGCATTGCCTGACATATTCAAATTGCCGTCAGGATCGCGGTACGCGTAGCCTCCCCGCTCATCAATCTCAAATCCGTCGAGTGTGAGCGCGATTGTGCAATCCACCTCCCGGCTCGGCCCTTCCAGCTTCTCCAGCCGTGCGATCAGTTCCCGCAGATCACCCATCGCGGCCCTCCATTTTGAGGGCGGCGCGGTATGCGTCGGGCGTGAAGAAAAGACCATTATCGAAAATGAACGCAGAGGCAGCAACGTAGTCATCGCTACTGTCGCGAGACAGCGAAACGTGGCCTGTCTCAAGGATTTGCCGCACAATGCGCTTCTGCGCTTCCGTTAGCCTACTCCGCATCGCCACCTCCTGCTGTAGGGGCGGCGGGGCCGGATTTGTCCACGCCATGGCGGCGCAGGATATCCCGCTTCAAGCGCGCGGTTTCGGCGGCTCTCTCCATTGAAATACCAAGGGCGTCGATAAGCCGAACGACCGTCGAAAAGCCGGGATCACGGACCTTGTGCGTCTCGATCTGCGAGATAAGCGCGTTCGAAACGCCGCTCGCCCTCTCAAGGTCGCGAAGCGTCCAGCCTTTGCACTCACGGGCAACTGCGATCAGTTCACCGAACTTCATCGCCACCTCCTGCTGTAGGGGCGGCGGTCTCATCCGTGGCCTCGTCATGTGCCCATTCGGCGCACTGTGAGAAAGATGAGCGGGTAATGCCTGTGCGAACTGCTTCCCGAGCAAGCGTGAGCATTGCCTCTTCCGAATAATCACTCGGCACCGCCTGCTCCGGCTTGCCTGCCGTGATGGCGGAGAGGACTTCCTCGATTGTGTACGCGGCTTTAAAATGGTGCGTGTCGCGAGCGTGATTGTAATGATGCCGCAAACGCTCAACCAACGCCTTCACCGGCCCGCTCGGCTGCGGGGCGCGATCATGAAGACGCTCGCCATATCTTGCCCACGACAGGAGAACCACAAGCTCATCGCGGAGGCGATAGTCGGGCGCGGGTACGCGGAATCGCTCGAACAGCCTCTCGATCTGCATCCACTCAGGAGAACCGTCATCGCGGAATGGTCGCGTGATGGGAGCGTCTTCTAGGGTGGGGTGGGCGGAGCCGAAGGCTTCATTTGGATAAATACGCTCGTCCCCTATTACCGGCCCGCTCGGCTGCGGGGCGGGGCGGGCGATAGGGCCAAGCGGGATTTCCTCCCACCACTCCCTATTGAACGGCAGATCTGCAAGTGGCTCGAAGCTGAGTATCTTTTCGCCGCTCTTTCTCTGCACTCGCAGGTAAGCCACCGGTTCCCCGGCATTGGCTTCCGCTCTGGCAAGGGCGGCGGCTTCGAGGGCCGTTCGCATTCCCTTCATCCCAAAGTTATACAGTTCAGGACGCGCCGCCTTTTCCGTATCGAAGTCCCGATATTGCTCCTCACCGTCACGAAATTGGCAAGCATCGCAAAATGCTCGGAACGCCGCCTCGACTTCCTTCTCGCTTATCTCTGAATTGCTCGTCATGAAATTACCTCGCCTGTCCGACGGTCTACGACCTCGCCGGTGATGAGCTTCTTGAACCTGGTGGATTTGGATCCTGGGATTGGCCGCGCCGACTTTTTCTTGCCGAGCAGATGGCGCTTGGCGTTGACCTTCACCTTCGCGCGCACCGTGGCCTCTGCCTTGGTCTTGCGTTTGTGGGCGTCTGCCGTGACGGCCTGCAGGTTGCTTTCGCGGTTTTCGCCACCCAGCCATAGCGGCGTGATATGGTCGAACTCTGGCTTATTAGCTGGCGAGAACTCTACGCCCGTCAGAGCGCAGCGATATCCCTGCCGCTCCAGAATGCGCAGTTTGCATGCGTCGGTCGGCTGGCTGTCAGCGGTGCGGCCGATCCATTCAGAGACGGTGCGCGCCATCACGCCATCCCACGCACAGCTTTAAGGGCGGCATCCCGAGCGGCGTTCAATTCGGCCATGGCCGCAGCCGATCCGCCCGGCCGATCCGGATGGAGTTCGGCCGCGCGCTTGCGGTAGGCCGATTGGATCTGGTCCTCGCTCGCGGTTGGCTCGACGCGCAACACTTTCCACCACAGTTGGCTTTCTGCCCCGCCAGGAGGAGGTAAGGCAGCAAAACCAGCAAACATCTCTCTGATGCTGGCAACCCCGTATCGCTCGATCGCGCGTGTCGCCTCGATGTGCTTGGCAATTGCGGCGATGTTGTCGGCAACGCGGGTATAGGTATCGCAAGGCAGGCAATGAGGTTCGCCCTTCAGGTCGAAGTAAAGCGCTACACCAGGATCGACCGGCTCCGGCTGACCGGAGCGCGGCAGGCCATCCAGGCGTGGCTCCAAATTGGTCGATATCACCGGGAAACGGGCGCCGATGCGCTCGATCTCGTCCTGAAGCCTGCCGAGTGCGTCGGCCACGCTTAGGCTCTTGGTTTCATTCCATCGGCCGTTGTGCTGCTTCTTGTTAAAACGACCGAGTTGACGAGCGCTGGATGAAGTGCGCGGCCGGCCGGCGGGCCATTGAAGCGGATAGGCTGAAACGCTCATAGGGCCATCCCCGCCGTTCCTGCGAACTCTGCGTCGATCTGGTCGATGTTCTGCTTGATGACGCGGAAAGAGACCGCACAAACCCAGGGGTTCGCATCCCAGCCGAAGCCGCGGGCGGCGTTTAGGCTGTCCCAGAGCGTCATGATACCTCCTTGCAGATCGGACGGTTGGCGAGTTCAAGGAGAACATCGGCGTGGCAGGGCTCGCCTAGCTTACACCAGCAGGCGAGGTTCTTGCCTGCAAGAAATTTGCGGATACTGCGCCGATTGAGATGGATTTCGTCGCTATATCCGCCCCATATTTCTAGGTGGCCGCACTCTGCGCAGGGAAGTATCAACGGCTTTCCAGGATCCCAGTCCACGAATTGCCGGAACGCGAGCACGGTGTCAGCCGTCGTCTCGCAGCACATGAAGGAATTAGTTGCGGCGTCATATCGATTATCCCCAATCCTCCATGGGTTGCCCCACCGCGTGCTGCGGTCCACCTTCACTGTGTTGGGCGGCATGCGCCAGCCCTTTCTGCGGGAGAGTTGGATGCGGAGGGGCATCGTCATGGCCGCACCGCTCGGTAAAGGTGGGTCGCATACGCGCCGACCGCCTTCCAGTAGACGGCCATTGGCCCCTTGTTTTTGCGCCAGCTTTCTTGCGCCCTATTTCGCGCATCCTTCGAGAGATCGCGCAACACGTCGGCCACCGCAGCGCGCGTCTCTGGCGGCAGATTGAGGAGGCGCCGCGCTGCCGGCAGCCCTAGGACGGGGTTGCGCACGTCAGGGCGGTTGGATCGATCAACCACGGCTGCTCTCCTTTGCATGGGCGATCATGTGTTCGGGGATGAGGGCGGTGCGTTCGGTCATGGCTGCCTCAGAAGCATCGCTGCGGCTCCGGTCAGGAGAAGGATGATTTCCTGAGCGGTGATGGGTGCCTGGAAATAGATGATGATGGCGTCGATCATGCCGCATGGACCTCCGGCCTTGCATTGTGCTCGACACCATCGAGGAGGCGGCCGGAACGGGACTTGCCGACGCGCCTGATAAGTGTTGGGTTGTGAGGCATCACCGGAGCGTCGCGGTCCATATCGACCAGTTCAGCCGCTCCGAACTCGCAGAGTCGGCCATCCGTCATCATCACCATGGCATCGGGCGCGAAGTCGCTTCCGTCCTGCCACTCGCCGTTCTGTTTGTGGTGGTAGGCCACGCCGGCAGCGGCGCATTGATCGCGCAACGAACGAAACCAATCAGGATGCGACGGCCGCGCCTTGTGGCCGCCCTGGTCGGTCTCGCCGCCTGTGATTGCCCAGCCGAGCGGCGGCAGATGCATCGACGGCGCGCCCGCCAAGGCATTGAAGTTCATGACCACGCTTTTGATTTCCGGGCTGCCGTAGAATTCGGCCGGCCCTTCATGAACAACGATGCGAGTCGGATCGACCGGCCCGAGCAGCGGCTCGAAACTTGCGAACGTGAAGAGCGGGCCTGTGTCACGGGCGGCAATGGCGAGCCTGAATAGATTAATCGCCCGATCCTGGTCCTCCACCGTGGTGCCGATCGCCGCATTGCCTGGAAGGTACCGCGTGCCATTCCCGGCGATGGCGCCGTGATCCCGCACCATGCGCACGATGTTCTGTGGGCGCTTCGTCAGAAGCAGCCAGACCAGATTCGGCGTGACGCGGATCAGTTCGAAAAGCTCCTCGCGCCACTCCCTCGGCACCTGGTTGTCGAATACGTCCGCCAGCGAGGCGCAGAAGACGAACGGGCGCGTCCCGGAAGCGGCTGCCTTCCGGTCCCATGCGCGCGGCTTGCTCCAGTTTCCGGCCGATGTCCGCTCGCGCGTGCCGTTCCCGTGCCCTGGCGCACCCCATTGGACGCGCTGGTAGCGCAGGTCCATCATCGCCCAAGCGTAGCAGCCGTCGCATGCCCGCGAGACCTTGGTGCAGCCGATCCAGGGATTGAAAGTGTGATCGCACCAGGAAATTGCTGTTATCTCACCCATGAGCGGCAACAGCCTCCTGCTTGGCGGGCTTCAGATCCTTTGCCTCGCAACCGGCAATGCCGGCAATCAGATCAAGGTCGAGCTCTTCCGTCTGCTCGCACACTGCGACCAAGCGCTTGCTGATGCTGATGGCCTTGGAAATAGCCTCCTGGCTGATCGTCGCCGGCGTCATCTTCAGCAGGCCCGCATACTGGCATCGAACCACTTCGGGATCGCCACCGGGCATAGCTGCGCCAATGAGCATCTTTGCCGCAGCGGGAAGCCACGATTTATCGTCTCGGGGAAGGGCGGAGGCCGGCGCCGACGGCTCACCATGAGCCGCCTTCTCAGTTGGGACAGTGGCGCCGGCCTCCTCATCGCCACCGGTATCGGCAGCGGAAGGGTTCGCGGCGGCATCCTGGGCTTGGGGGGCGGAGTCGGATGCCGCCGCGTCGTCGTCGGCGGGGGGAGCCGACGGTTCGTAATCGTCTTCATCATCGCCAACGTCGGCGGATTCCTTGCGTAAGGTTTCCGGATCCACGCCGGTCATCTTGTGGATCAGGTCCATCATGTCGCGAACGGCATCATCAAGCTCTGGGTCGGAAAGCTCTGTGAGGGACTTCGGCCATAGCATGAATTGGCCGCCGACAGTCTTGCCGTAGTTGACGATGCCGAGCGCCAGCTTTACCGCCTCGCTTGCGGCCTCTTTTGTCGTCCACGGAACGTCGCACTGGTCGACCACAAGACCGAGTATCGCAAACCACTTGCGCTCCATCGGCCGGCTGCCATCGCGAACGAAACTGACATTCACCTTCGAGCCTATGCGCCATGTATCGAGGCGCTCGGCGTCCGCGGCCGTGGCTGGAACAAGGCGTGGGCCTTTCTCCACCACCATTCGAAACGGAGGAGATTCGGTCTTAGCCATTGCCGTTGGCCCTCTTAATTTCCTGCAAACGCTGGTTCTTGATGGCCTTGGCAATTCCCTGGTTGGTGTCGTCCCCATCGAACTGCGCCATTGGATCGAACTCGTTCCAGCGCTCCTCGACGCCTTCAACCGTGGTCTCGGCGGCGAAGGAGGTTTCCATTTCCTCGAAGAAGGCCGTTGGGTTGAACTCAGTGCGATCTGCTGACGTGCCCAGGATCTCGCCTGGTTCCGGATCGTGCTCGTCAGCATCAATGCCGTCGGCAACCGGATCCTCGGTGATGATTTCGGCGTCTTCCACCTCGGGCTTCGCCTCACTCTGCGGTGCTGGCGGCACGGGCGGCTTGGGCGGGGCTGGGGGTTGTGGTGGCGTGACGTCCTTCATCTCCGCGATTTTGGCGCCCTCGTCCTCGTCATAGATGCCGGAGAAGCCGAAGGCGTACCGCGCCGCCTGGATCATCGCCTTGTGGCGAAGCATGCGGTGCTTCATCTTCCATGGCTCGGTGTCGCGCTTGCATTCGTCGTAATACTCGGTGACGACGACGGGGCGGTTCCGGTCTTTCCGATACATGCGGCAGGTGATTGCGACGAGATCGCTGTTTTCGCCGTGCTCCACGTCAAATTCGAAGCCGTCGCAGGCTGGATGCGAATTGACGAGATTCACCCACCCGTCAATCGAGACGATCGGCACGATGCCGCCACCACGCTTGGGAAAGGCGAATATCTCTCGGAGGAGCGGATTCAGATCGTATTCGCGCGCCACCATGATGAAGGCGGCGAACTCCTCCGGCGATGCCGTCGCCAGCCCGCATGTCTTGCGAACTGTGTCTGCAAATTCCTGAGGGCGAAGGCCGTATTTGTCGGCCATGTATTCGAGAAGCATGAGCTTCTGCTGCGGCTCGGCTTTGGTGACGGCGTTCATGACGGTTTCCTTTCGGTCGGCAGGGCTAAGAAGAACCTGCCCAAGCCTGTTTCGCGCTTGATCTGGCTGATGCTCCAGTTCTGGAGCCAGCCAGCGTTCTGCGGCTTGTGGCCGTTGAAGACGACGCGGCCGGCGAGGATGCAGTCGATTACGATCTGCGGGTCATCGATCCGGCCGCCCTTCTTCCACTTGGGCATCACACCACCTTTTCGACGGTCTCGACCTCGACGCCCGCCAGCGGCACGCCGGCTTTCACCGCGCGTTGGGCGAGCTGATCGATGGTCGCGAGCATGTCCTTGTGATTGGCGTCCACGAGCGCCTTCGCAGCGGCGTGGTAATCCACCACCTTGGCGCGCTTCTCCGTCCTGATGGACACCCGCGCCCCGGTTCGGCCGGCGCTGGCGTTCTTCACTTCTGCGGCCTTCTCGGCCTCCTGGGCGGCCTTGAGCGCGGCGGCCTTGGCTTCCTCATCCTGAGCCTGCATCGCCTCTCGTCGTTGCCGTTCGGCTTCCTCTCGCGCTTTGCGCGCCGCTTCATCGGCCTTGCGCTTCTGCTCGAGCAGGAACGGCTCGACATGGCGCTTGAGCTTGGTCGCCCAATCCTTTGCTTCCGCTTCGACCGGCTTGTATTCGCCGTCAATCTCGCGGCACTTGGCTAGATGTGGTGCCTTCACCGCCTCGCGCAGATTGTCGATGCGCTTGGCGAGGTCGGTGAACCGCTTCGCCCATATGCCGGCTTTGTCGGCGTCGGCCTGGGATTTCACCTCACCCTTGAGGAAGCCCTCGGCGGTTTCCTTTTCGCCGGCAAGTTCGAGCTTGATCGCCTCGAATGGATCGTCAACGCCTGAGTTATGGCCGACTGCGGCGGGCGGTTCGTCATCGAACCCGCCGCCCGCCATAGCCTTCTCGTAGGCTTCGAACGCAATCGGATAGCGGCAACACCACACCCAAAGGGTGTTGATGTCTCGGATTTCCCGTCCGCCGCGATACGCGACGAGCTGATCCGATCCCTCAGGATAGAAGATCGCGACCGGCTCCCACTGGCCTCCCTTCTGGCGCGTGCGGTAATAGCCCTGCTGAGGATCGCTTTCATGGACGATCAGGCTCTTGCCGATCTCGGCAGGGTTCGCGAGCGCCTTCTGATACCAGGCCCAGCGGTTGAGGTTCGCAAGCGCCAGGTCGCCCGCGTTCTGAAAATCGGACATCAGATCAGCCCTTTCTCTAGTGCCAGATCTTCTGGCATCGTCACGAGGTATTCGTTCACCTTCCCGGTGCTCTGGAGTTCGATGCGCGAGAACGGGAGCCAGACCTTGTTTTGATCGTCTGCAGTGACGAGGATGGCGTTGGCCGTCATGTGGATGGCACGAACTTCGATATCGACGAGGTTGGATTTCATGGCGCGATCCAATCCAGATAGGCGCCGGCGACCAGCACGAATGCCGTCACGGCGATGAGGCTGAGAAGGTCTTGAGCGAGGGGGAGGAGGCGCATCAGGCGATCTCCATGAAGATTTCTTCGCAGCCGAAGACCTCTTCTGCTCCGCATGCCTCGCACTCGTAATTTTGAGCATCGGGCTCGCACCCATCCTGCTCGAAGCCGCAGATGAGACAGAAGCCGGGATTATCGAGCGAGGTGAGCCTGCGAGCGCAGGCGTCCATGATCGCATCCTCGGTGAGCGACTTGTGCCAACGCTTGCGATCCAACATCACGCAGCCCTCGCATGCCGCTGCTCGAACGCCTCGATGTGGCGGAGCTGCTGCTTGGCCGCGATGAGGCGGTTTGCGTCGAACTTCCAATCACCGGCAGCCCGGCGGCTTTCGTCGCGTGCAATGACTTTTTGCAGCCTCGCCTTCGCCGTGCTGATCGTGGCGTCGGGCTTGAGAAGCGCAGTAGCTTCGATGGCCCAAAGGAAGTGCGCGTACTTGCCGAGTGGCAAACCCCAGCGGTGAACGTCGGAGATCGTCGGTTCCGCAGCAAGGCCGCTAAGCGCTCGCGTCAGGCCGGCGGTGGTGATTGCGAGGGCATTCATCTTCATCCCCATCAGTTCCCGGCAGATCGGCGGTCGCTTCTTCGTGCCGGCGGTGTTGATGGGGAGATATTCGCGATAATCGCAAAATCAGTCAAGAAGAAAATCGCGAAGATCGCAAATTTTGTTGACGAGCATTTGCGATTGCGCGAAAAGAAGAGCCCCGGCGGGATGATCCGACCGGGGCGAGAGCGCGGCAACAAAGTCGTGATTGTTATACCGTTACGTAACTGCGGATGCAATCGAAATTGCTGCCTCTCGGCACTGAAATCGCAAAATCTTGTGTCTGCTCGGAGGTTCCCGGCAAGATGAAGCGGTCAAGGTGCCAAAGCGGCGGTCTTCACGGACGATTGCCCCGCCACGCCGATCATCCGGTGCATGAATTGTCCAAACGGTGCCGGTGCCGCGAATCGCCGGACGAAGCCAGACGGGGTTGATGGCCCGCCCGAGAATGGCCTTGCAAGCCGCGGGATAACGACAGGACTGATGTGAAGACGAGTTGGACGGCGTGTACCCTTAGACCACCTGACCAGTGCGAGGATGCCGTCACAGCCCGGTAGGGTCCGGGAAAACAAAACTACCTGTCGGTTCAAATTGGCTTCACGGATGCTTGGTCCCGCCCAGGAGCGAGGCAGGGCAGGGTGGCCTTCACAGGACCATCCTTTTGGAGGTCTATTAATGAAAGTCAAAAAAGGCAGCCTCACTTGGCGCCTCTGCCGAAGATAAATGCGAGTGCTGCTGCCCCAAACGATAGGGCACGCTCAGCTTGCTTGGACCAGAATTCAGCTGTCTCTATCGAGATGGGATTCTCAGCAGTACCGACTGCCTGCATCCAGCAGAATGTGGCGCCAGCCAAGCCCGCCACCATCGCGATAAACGCAATGTATGTCGGTGCAGATTTCTCGCCGCCAAAGGCCCGCCCCAAAAAACCGATGTCCGCCTTATGCATGGCTTCTGTGTGGCGGTTCTGCTCCTGCGCCAGCTTCAGTTGAAGATCATGTCCCGACGATAACGCAGCGTCTAACTCAGGATCGTCAGGGCTGCTTTCCTCGATGGCGCCCTTAGCGGCCGATCTGTCAGACGCCATACTCGATCGAAAGCCTGTTTTTAATTACGGGCACGGAAACCGCGAACAGTCGGGACAATGCTTCGATAGAATTGCCTCTCCAATACTGATCGAGCAAAAATCTTGGCACAAGGAGGTGTGCCGCAAACGCGTTTGCCTCTTTCTCATGCGGCTCGCTGCCGGAGTAATCTGAATCGCGCATTAACATTTTGTAGTCAGACGATTTGGCCCACTCAGCATGAAGCACCTTATGGCCCAGTTCGTGAGCTACCGTGAATGTCTGCCGTAAGGGGAACTCGTCATGATTGACGTAAATGGTATTGTCATCGCAGTCGTAGAAACCAGAGATGTTCCCAAACCCCTCGGCGAATCTAGCAAAAAGCACCTTAGTGCCAAGGTTGCGCGCGATCTCGACCGGGTTCACTGGCGGGGTGGTGATTCCAAACCTCTCGTGGATATCCCTAACCGCCTGTTTGACGCGAACATAATCAGGCGCAACCAGCGTATCAGTCACGTTGTCACCTCAGCGTCTAAGTTGGTACTGTATGGTATTGATAGCACAATTTGAGAACATTTCAAAAACGTTGGCACTGTCCAATGCTCCCTAGACTAGGCTCTCAGTTTCAACTGACCCTGGATCCCGCCTTCCTTCTCAACGCTTTTTCCGACACTTCGGAGTGCGCCTGGTGGGATGACCGCGAATATCTCGCCGATCCACTCCAACCGCACACCCTCGATCGGGCTCGCGTTGTGGGAAAGCAGGTTTACGGTATCGTCCTGGCCGCGCATGATGGTCTTAATGAAGCGCCGGCCGTCAGAGGTGCGTACCGCGGCCTCTTCGCCATAGAACGCTTGCAGCGGCTTCTTTTGCTCGCGATAGGTGATGATGACGGCACCATCCTTGTAGACGGGCAGCATTGACTCGCCGCGAACTTTGAAGGCGATCATGTCGTCGGGCATCTGGAACGGGATCTGGATCTGGTCGAGCCCTTCAGGGGGAACCTGCTCGTATTCAGGCTCTACTTCTGCGCCAGCACCTAGATAGCCCATCACTGGAACGACACTAATATCCGCGTGTTGTTTCTCTGCCTCCTGAAAGAATTCGCGCATCTTAACGAGCTCGTGCGCGCGGATCTCCCTTGTCTCCTTGTGAGGATCCGTATTCGCCATGCGCGTAATCGCATCCGGCCGAACACCCAAGAACTTCGCCAGAAGCCCCTTGGTGCCGTGCGGCCGCTGCGCCAATTCCTCCTGCAACCAGAGGCGGATTTCTCTTTGTGGATCACTCATACCGCGATAATCGCGAAAGCCGCAAAAATCGCTATCGCGAAGATCGCAAAATTCGCTTGACATAAACTCGCGATAATCGCAAATATTGCGGTTATGAAGCCCGAACACCTCGAACCCGCCCGGTCTGTGATCGCCAAAATTGGCGTCGAGAAGGTTGCCGAGATTACCGGCAAGCATGTCTCACGCGTGTATCGTTGGATGTACCCGCAAGAGCGGGGAGGGACGGGTGGCATTATTCCCCCTGGCGATGCTCAAAAGCTCCTGTCGTGGGCGCGCGAAAACGACGTCGCCCTTTCTCCTGCCGATTTCTTCCACATGCCGGAGCCTGCCGTATGAGGGGCGGCGGCAACACCTATCACCGCGCTAGCCCCCTTTGCGTGGTGCCGCGTCCTGGGGAGGCGAACTCCTCCCCGTCTCCCCAGGATTTCTATCCCGAAACAAGAAGCCAGTGGGCCTGGCGCGTGGTGTGTCTCGGCTGCGCCGCTTTCTGGCTCGTCGCCATCGTGTGGTGGGCAGCATGAATTCAGACGCTCTGGTGCATGACCGCCGCCATGTTGCGGCCAGTAGTGAGAGAACGCCCACCTTGATCCAGGGCCAGCCGGCCGGCAGGGGGGATGGCAGGTCTCAATACGGGGCTCGCCAGCACTGTGATAAAGCCCGGCCGGCGCGGGTATCGTGGACGGCAGAGGAAGACCGAATCCTTGCCGAGATGGCTGCAGAGGGGCGCACCGGCAGCGAAATCGGAGCGAGGCTCGACAGAAGCCGAAATTCCATCCTCGGCAGAGCAAATCGGCTCGGCATCCGTTTGATAACGCCGGGAACCGGCAACAAGAACGCCGAAAAGCGACACAGCAGCGTTGGCCGGAATGCCACGGTAAGGGCTTCCGCAGTGTTCAGGGGCGAAACACGCCGGCATTGGCAGCGTGAACCGCAGCCAGACGACAATGCAGCTCTCCACGTCATCAGCAATGAGCAGAAGCTCATAGAGGAATTCATAGCCAGAAACGGCGTGCGTCGGTTCGATGCTGGGGAGGCAACGGATCGCTATTCGATAGAGAAGTTCCTCGAAGAGCGAGGTTACACGCTCAGCGGTTGGCAGGGGAAGAACAAGATCTCCGGCGGCCGCGGCCGGCCAAGGATGCTGACTTGGGCTAAGGTTATCAGGTTCGTTGATGAGCTGCGCGCCGCGGAAGGTCTCCCGACATTCCTGAGGAGTGTCGACGCATGACGGCATTAGCCATCCTCCTAAGCGCGCTGGTTGGATCTGCCATTGGCTGGCTTGCGGGCTATGCCTGCGCCACGCTTCGGCATCATTGGCATCATGCCGGTCGAGAAGGGGCGCCAGTCCGGATTCCAGATGAATTCCTTCCTCGGGTTTCGCCCGAGGACGCGGCGCGGCGAGGGGGTGTTTGATGCCCCGCTCGCGTCCGCAAAATCAAACGATAGCTGCACCGATTTACGGACTTGGTGGTTCTCCGATCGGTTCATTCGTCGTTCCTTTCCTTCCATTCGAAATCAAGCCGCTTCGGCTCGTTGGCCAGCACGGCGCTGGCTCAGTCGCCGTCTTCGACCGTCACGAAGATAGCGAGCGAGAAATTCCAAATGACGGAAAATCAGGGGCGCGCCACGGAAATCTCACGGCGCGAGACGGAAATCATGCGTGCTGAGTTGATTGCCGATGAGATGGCGTCTGCCGTCCGCCTGCTGGGCGGCACGGGGACAGCCAAAGAACAGAACTGGAGGGCGGCCCGCGCCACCGGGCTCAAGCAAACCATCATCGAGCGGCTTCGCTGGAAGAAGATCAAACGAATTCCAGCGGACATCGCAGACACCGTGCGCGAGGCCGTTCACCAGCACAACGAGGGAAGCCTGACCCGTGCCAAACATGAGCTCTTCATCGCGCAGCAGAAAAACGCCGTCCTCGCCGCGAAGCTTCGGGCGATCGATCCTGATCTTTACCGGGCAGAAATTGATCGCCTTGGGCGGCCGCTTTCAGGCCTGGGGCGCGATGCTGATTTTCCGAGCCGAAAGGACGCAACATGACTGATATCGGCCACAACAGCGAGTTGACACCTGAGCAGAAGAGCGCCTTGCGCATGCACCATGTGCGCCGGCTGCTTGAGCTTGAGGAGGAAATGCAGCCGCTCCGAGAACGCCGGAAACAGATCCGTGCCGAAGCTAAGGGCGACGGCTTCAAGCTTTCCGAGATCGATGCGGCGATCCGGCTCTCCACGATGGAAGACACGTCCATCTTCGTGGCCGAGATCAAGGAGCTGATCGAGATTGCTAAGGCCTTCAACGCTCTGCCACCCGGTGAGCAAGGCGATCTGTTCCCCGACCGGCGCCCTGCCGACGAGCGCTGTTTCGATGAAGGCAAGGTCGCGGGCCTGGCCGGCAAGAACCCCGAGCCGCCTTACGGAGCCGATAGCAAGCAGGGCCAAGCCTGGATGAAAGGCTGGCACGAGGGTCAGCGCATCATGCGCGAAGAGCTCCAGGCCGCGATGGAAAAGCGGAACGCCATGAAGGCGGATGAGACCGCAGACGAGCCTTTCCCCGAAGCCGCCGAGTAAGCGCAATCATGTCCGTTCAAGCAAAATGGATGCTGGTGATTTGGGCCATGGCGATCCCGGCGATCGTCGGCTTCGTCGCCGTTCTGGTGGGGGCAGGGTGATATGCAAGACTATCTCGAGCTTCTCCGCCGCCGAGCCGTAGAGGCACCTAAGCGGGGCCTGACGAGTATCCCGCCGCTCCACGACGGCATGTTCGGGTACCAGCGCGCCGTCACTGAATTTCTTCTCTCTGTCGGTTCCGGTGCCGCATTCCTTGATACCGGACTCGGCAAGTCTCTGGTGTCTCTGGAGTGGGGCAGGGTTGTCTCCGAGCATACCGGGAAGCCTGTACTAATGCTCGCTCCTCTCGCCGTCGCGCCGCAGCATGTGCGCGAAGCGAAGAAGTTCGGCCTGGAAGCGCGCGTTGTGCGTAATCAATCCGAGATCGGCCCCGGGGTGAACGTCACAAATTACGCCAAGGTGGACAATTTCGACCCGTACGCATTCGGCGGCGTGATACTGGACGAGAGTTCCATCATCAAGAACTTCACCGGCGCGACCTCGCGTAAGCTCATATCGATGTTCGCGCAAACACCGTTCCGGCTCGCGTGCACGGCCACGCCGGCGCCAAACGATCATATGGAGCTCGGACAGCATTCCCAATTTTTGGGCGTAATGCCATCGAATGAGATGCTGTCGCGCTGGTTCATTGCTGACCAGACGAATATGGGGCGGTATCGTCTCAAGGGGCACGCGGTAAAACCGTTCTGGAATTGGGTGGCGAGCTGGTCACGCTGCATATCCAAACCGTCGGATCTCGGGTTTACCGATGAGGGCTTCATCCTCCCAAAGCTGAACATCCATCGGCATGTGGTCGCGGCCGACATCTCAATAGGCGCAGATGAAACGCTATTTCGTATCCCCGAAACTTCGGCAACGTCGATTCATCGCGAGAAAAGACTGACGGCCGACCAGCGGGCAGAGAGGATTGCCGAAATCGTCTCAGCCGAGCCGAATGAGGCTTGGGTGATCTGGTGCGACACCGACTATGAGGCCGATGCGCTGACCGAGCGTATTCCCGATGCGGTCGAGGTTCGCGGTTCGATGCCGGACGCCATGAAGGAGGAACGTCTCGTCGCTTTCTCCGACTGCAGTCTGCGCATCATTGTAAGCAAGCCTTCGGTGGCCGGCTTCGGCCTTAATTGGCAACACTGCGCCCGTGTGGCGTTTGTCGGCCTCTCCTTTTCCTACGAGCAGTTCTACCAGGCGGTCCGTCGCTGCTGGCGCTTCGGTCAGTCGCGCGAAGTTGAATGCCATATTGCGATGGCTGACACGGAGCGCAACATCTGGGACGTGGTGATGCGCAAAAGCGCCGATCACGAAGCGATGAAGGCGGAGATGTACGCCGCCATGCGCCGCGCCCACGAGAGCCGGCAGATCAAGATCGATTACCAGCCAACGCAGCCCATGCAGTTGCCCGTATGGATGAGGGGGGAAGCCGCGTGACGAATGTCATCGACCAGGCCGCAGGCCGAAGCTTCAATGCTTATTGCGCTGACTGCGTGCCGTTCACCGCGGCTCTGCCTGCCAACAGTATAGATTTCAGCGTCTACTCGCCGCCGTTCTCCTCGCTGTACATCTACAGCGAGAGCGTCGCTGACATGGGCAACTGCGCGTCGGATGATGAATTCTTTGAACAATACCGGTTCCTTGTCCGCGAGAAATTTCGTGCAACGCGCCCGGGGCGCCTGACGGCTATTCACGTCAAGGATCTCGTTTATTATCAGAACTCCAGTGAGCGAGGCACGGCGGGGCTCCGGCCCTTCTCTGATGATTGCACTCGGCTCCACATCGAAGAGGGATGGGACTTCCATTCCAGGATCACGATCTGGCGCGATCCCGTTCGCGAGATGCAAAAGACGAAGGCGCACGGTCTGCTTTGGAAGACCCTACGCGCCGACTCCACTTTCTCCCGCATGGGATTGCCAGAGTATTTACTCGTGTTCCGCAAGTGGGCGAGTGATGGTGAGGAAATCCGACCGGTTACCCACACCAAGGAAACCTTCCCCGTCGAAGAGTGGCAGCAATACGCCTCACCGGTGTGGAACTATCCGCGCCAAGACCTTCCTGAGACGGACGTGCTGAACGTCAAGGTTGCTCGTAGCGACAAAGACGAGAAGCACCTTTGCCCAATGCCGCTTAACATCACGCGGCGCGCGCTGCGCATGTGGTCGAACCGGGGCGATGTCGTCTATTCCCCCTTTATGGGTATCGGGTCTGAGGGCGTTGTATCGATCGAGGAAGGCCGCAAGTTCATCGGTACAGAGCTCAACCCGGCCTATTTTCGACAGGCGATCAAGAACCTGATCGATGCAGAGGCCTCGGGTGTCTTCGGTGACCTCTTCGCGGAGGCGGCCGAATGACGCTACGCCAGGATATTTGCTTCCTCCGCAGCCTCGACAAATGCCTGTCTCGCCTGTCCGGGATCGCACTTCCCTTCCAGGCAGCGCAGCAAAACCTTTCTCGCTTTCAGGTGCTTCCGGCCTCTTGGCGCGTTATCCGGCCAATCATGCAGGAGTACGTCTGCGGCCTTCGCCGCATCGGTGATGACGTAATTCCTGCCGCCGTGCCGCCCCGCATGAACCGAAACAGCCGGCTTCCATCCACCAACAACCATAGCGCTGCCGAACCGCAGGCGAGGGGGCTTGTTCCCGCCTCAATCCAGAATGCCGGCTTCCTCTGCGGCCTTGATGAACGCCTTCCGAGCTTCCTCAGGATCGCATCTGCCCACCATGCAGAGATGACACCGTTCCTGAGCCTCAAGATGCTTCGGGGTCAGCATTGCCTGCTCGGGCCAGCCGTGGAAAAGGAGCACCGCAGCACTCAGCGCATCATTGACAAACGTAAGCACGGTGCCCCGCTGTCCGGCGCGTATTCTGATGGGCGTTCTCCACGATCCAATAGTCATACCCGGCCAAATCGCCCCGCATGGAGGCAGGTTCCATGCTGATCCTGGCGCTCGATGTGGCTTCCAAGCTCGGCTGGGCCATCCACGATACGGATAAGACGCCATCCGCCATACTCTCCGGCTCGATCAAGCTGGAGGGCTCCAACGCCTTCGAGAAGACGCAGGATATGCGCCGGAAGCTGCCTAAGCTGATCCGCCAGCATCAGCCGGCGTTCGCGGCCATGGAAGCGCCTCTGACCTTCATCCCGCAGTTCAAGAAGAAAACCCGCACCCTCATGGGCGTTGAGGAGGAGACCAGTACCATCAACGCCAACACGATTATGCAGCTCAACTGGCTCGCCGGCGCGGCTGAAATGGTTGTGCTTGGGCAGAACGTACCCTGCACGCTGGTTTCGCCAAGGACGTGGCAGAGCATCATCCCGGACCATATCCGCGGCGCGCCCAAGCAGCGCGCCAAGGCGTACTGCGACATGCTCCGCATTGACAGCCCGAACGCCGATTCGCGGGATGCCGCCGTAATAGCTCTCTGGTGCGCTGGCCACTGCCAAGAACTGAAATTGCTGCAACGGGTGAGGGCGGCGGCGTGAGCTTTCGTTCAAACCTCAACCGGCGGCTCAATGAGTGCCATTCGGTCCAAAAGCTCTGTGTTATAGGCCTGGCCGTCCATCCCATGATGAACTCGGCGATGGCAGTTCGGGCAAAGCGCAATAACGAAACGCGGATCATCCGGGCCGCCATCACTCAGTCTGCGCAAGTGGTGTGGCTCCAGATAAGGAGTGCCGTTAGCGCGCATGAATGGAGCTGGACTCTCGCACCCCTCGCACCGGCCGTTCCCACGGGCCACGACATAGTCCCTCACTGCTCGGCTTCGTTCGATCGCGGCTCCCTGTACCGGGCGGCGATCGGGGGCGAAGTTCGCCGCTCGAAAAGCAGCGGCCCGCATGAGTGCGAGGTTAGGGTGAGCGATGGCTTCAGGCTCGCCTATAGCCTCTGCTATTCCATCCAGGGGACGAAGCTCAAAAACGATTGCATTACGAAGATCGCCTTGTCGGTCAGGTGCACGTTCGATGTGGTGTGCCTCGTAGACCAGCTCATCGATGAATCGGAGACCGCTTCGCTCCTTCCTGAAGAGAAGAAGGTCTTTGCCACGCTCGGAATGTCGCGCGATCGCTTCGTTCCCGCGGAGCATTTGCATATCACCGATCTGTCCTTCACCGAAATATTCGAACGCACCATCATCTCGCCAACGGTCGGCATAGCCGTGCTCCAGGCCCTCTTCTCCTGTAATGATGATCACCAGGGGGTGAGCGGCTGGTGTGATTATGCCTCCCTGTTGTTGACCCCGAAATCTTGCGTGAATGTCACGCCGGCGGTTGTAGATGCGGTCGCGCTCATAACCCCACGCCATCTGTGGATTCTCCCATCCCTGCCCATTTCGGAAAGGGAACAGGCAATCGGGATCTCAGTCAACGGCTTGGTACCAGGGAGGGCGATCGGATGAACGCGCTCGCCGATCCCATCCGCGAAGTCCCGCACAACATCGAAGCCGAGCAAGCACTGCTCGGCGCCGTGATGGTGAACAACGCCTGCTACGACCTGGTCTCGCGTATAGTGCGGCCTGAGCACTTCTTTGAGCCGCTGCACCGCGACATCTTCAAGGCCTCGGGGGATCTGATCACCGTCGGCCGCAGAGCGGACCCGATCACCCTGCGCGATTTCCTCCCGGCCGATGCCAAGGTCGGAGAGATGACGGTGGCGCAATATCTCGCCGCGCTCTGCGCCGATGCCGTGACCATCGTCATGGCACAGGATTATGCAGCCTCGATCTTCGATGCTTGGATGTCCCGGCAGATCATCGTCGCCTGCGAGGACACGGTTGCCAAGCTCTACCAGAGGCGCCCAGGCATGGACCCACTGACGGAGGCGGTCCCGGTCGAGGATATGCTTGCTAAGCTCCGCGCCGAGCGCGTGAGCGCCAGCGGAACAGCTTCCCATGGCCGGCAGTACCTTCAGAGCCTCACAGAGGCCCGCCAGCGTGGCAAGGTGCTCGGTGTGCCGATCTGCCTGCCGGAGATTGCCGCGGTCATCTCCGAGCCATCATTCGAGGCAGGAAACCTCTACGGGCTTCTTTCCTCATCAGGCGAGGGCAAAACCTCGCTCACCCTGCAGATCATCATGCACGCGCTCAAGAAGGGGCATCCGGTCCAGTTCCTGAGCTTCGACCAATCCGCCGAGCAGTGCATCCGGCAGTTGGTGGCGCAAGAGCACGGCATCGAGGCGCGACGGCAGCGGGCAGGCGACCTCTCAGAGAAGGAATGGGAGACGGTCGTCGACTTCTCCGAATGGATCGATCGCCAGCCTTTCGAGGTGGTCAAATGCACAGATCATAGCGCGCCGCAGCTCCTCGCCTTCGCCCGCGCCTTTGTGAAGCGCTTCGGCAACGGAAATGTCCCGCTGATCGTCGTTGACCATATTGGCGCGGTGAAGCCGGAAGACCGACGGGCGGACGAGGGCACCAAGGCCAAGGACATCAACAAGGTGTTCAAGGTCGGCGCGGAGCAGACCGGGGCGGCGTGGCTCGTCCTCAATCAGCGCAACAGCTACGGCATGAAGCGCGACAACCCCCGGCCAATCTCAGCGGACCTCTTTGGCGGTGATCCGGCCAAGCAGGCCTACGACGCCATCTTCTACGTCTACCGCTATCTGAAATTCCTCGAGGAGCGGAAGGCCATCGCCTCGTCTGAGAGCGACTGGAAGAAAATTGGGAAGGTGTTCCCATCAGCTGTTCGCGAGGGTGGAGAGGACATCGCCCAGATCGGCGCGATCAAGGTGAGGTTCGGCAATGCCGCCATCACCCGCAATCTCATCTTCGAGGCCCGTTTTACCCGCTATCGCAGCGAGCAAGTGAACGACCAGCCCGAGCTTATGGAGGCGATGCTTTGAATCACTCCACGGCATTCGCGGAGAAGACCATAGGCGGCGCCTATATCGGACGCTTCCGAGTAGCGTGGCGCTCCGAGGCCTTCCTGGTGAGAGAGCATAGGGAAGGGCGCGTACTCTATTTCGGTACGGCGGAGGAAGCCGAGCTCGCGGCCTGGCGCATCAAACACAAGATCGAGGAGCGGAAATACCGGCGGGATGGCGCCGTGATTTCAGCTGCCGTCTCTGCAGGAGATGCCTTGTTCCCGACGCTCATCAGGCAGAAGGGATCAACCCGGTACACAAAAGTAGAGACGCGGAGGCGGCCGTGAACTCATTCGACTTTTCCGCACTCCCCAGACCGGTTGGCTATCGAGCCTCCTACACCGATACGCTGGAAACCTTCCGGCGCGGGCTCCTTTCTCACGGCTTTGTTTGGGAGATGGCGAAGCACGATGAGGTGTTCGCGGCCTTCCTTCGAAAGAACGGGGTTGAACCCACATGATCATCCCCGCTCACATCCAGAGCCTATGCGATGAGTACGGCATCCGCATCATCGACAAGCACCGCTACCCAGAGCCCGGCGAAACGCGCGCAGTGGAAACGCTCGCCCGCATATATCGACGTCATGGGGAAGGGCATTTGCGGCTCGTGCTATCGACGCTCATGGAAGCAGGCAATCACAAGCTCTTGCTAGATGAGGTGGGGCTCTGGATGGTCTCGGATATGGTTTGCGCGTGTCAGGCGCTCATCGAGCGAGAAGCCGGCGCTTGGCTGGAAACGTGGGACCATATCCCCGCTGGTGAACTGCAGTTCATGTGCCAGGATTTGAGGGGCCTCATTCCCCAACGGTTTGCCTTGGGCGGTATGGTCTACGAGCGGTTATATCGTAGGTTTGGCCCGAATGCGGATCAGCTCGATCTGCTGGATGATCGGAGGAGGATCTAATGGTCAGGGTTCCTCGAATACCGCGCGGCGGCATAGGTGACATTCTGTTCTGCGGCGTGTGCGGAAAGGATGTTGAGGAATTCACGCCTGAGATTGCCGACACGAACCGGGAAACCGGCGAGGGAATATTCGTCATCAAGTGCCACGGTGAGACCTGGCGCGCATCCACCACGCGAGGAAAGCTCGATCCATGAACCCAGGCGAGATTTCAGAGCGCCTGATTCAGGCGGCGGAAATCGCCATTTTCAGTGGCGGTCAGGTGGGGCCGTCGCATGCCCGATCCCTCAATCTCGGCTATGCCCATTCCTGGGCGGACGTGAACGGCTGGGGCAAGGAGCGATTAGAGGAAGAAGCGCGGTTGCTCTGGGAGCGGATACTACGCCGGCCGACACCGCAGCAGGTCTCCGAAGGTGAGGAAGCACTGGGCTGGCTGGCACTGGTCGCTAAGGAGCAAGATCGTGCTGCTTTATCCGCCTGGGTATGGGCGATGGCCAACCCGCACCTGCACTTCAAGGACTGGTGTTTCGAGAAGGCCGGCATTCACCCTGAAACAGGAAGGCGTCGCAAAGACCGCGCGCTTGCATGCATTGCGCGAAAACTGCTCGGCAGGGCATCGCAGAATAACGAAAATGCAGGTTTCGGGGTGTTGCCTGAGGAGCCTGAAATCGAGGATACTTTGGATAGCCTCGCGGCACCTGTGCAGGAGACATCCAGCATCGTTTCATGGGCCGCTGATGATGCATTCAGCTCTTTCTTCTCCGATCGGCCAGCTGATTTTTCGTGGGCCAGAAAGCGCAATGAGCGCAGGCGCCGGAGAGGACTAAAGCAGAAGGAGCGGGAAGTTATTTAGGCGACAGCGCCACGCGAGCGTGTGATCCTTACGGCCATTCAGGCCTGGAGGATCAGCGGCATGGCAAAGTATGACCTTACGTCACAGCAGATCAGAGACAGTCTCGCTCCTAGGAGGGCTCCATATTGGTATGAACTTGGCCCGGGGCGCCACGTCGGAATTCTCTGCAAGGGCAATACCAAAGCCATCTGGAAGGCGCGCTACCGAGCCAGGAATGGTCTCTATCATGAGACTTCGCTGGGGCCGATGGAAAGCGCCCGCTATCCCGGTCTCACCTTCAAGGGGGCAGTCAGGGAAGCCGAGCAATGGTTTGCCTCGACTTCAATTTGCGAGAAGGCCATTTCGCGCCACATCGTCCGGTACAACGGCCAACTGATCTACTGCCCTATCGGGCCGGTCTATACCGTTGGGCATGCGCTCCGAGACTATCTTGAATGGAAGCGACTGGCTGCAGCACCAACAACCTTCTATTCGGTCCTTACCATGATCAATCACCACTTGGCGGGCCGCGTTGCGAGCGTGCCATTGGCTGATTTCAATGGGCGGCACTTTCACCAGCTATGCGTCGACGTTCTGGAAACGCCCCCAAAATACGGGAATCGTGCCATCGGTGCGCGTCGCGATATCAGCGATTTGGATCCCGAGGCGCTGCGCAAACGAAAGAAGACGATGAATGCGCTGACCAGCACCCTGCGTGGTGCATTTGCGCTAGCTTGGGACAATGGCGAGATTGATACTGATCGCCCGCAACGGTGCCTGAGGCACCTTCCGAATGTCGACCGTCCACGCATGGTCTTCCTCAGAAGAGAAGAATGCACGCGGCTTATAGAGGCGGCCCGTCCGGACCTCCGGGAGCTTGTTCTTGGCGCCCTTTATACCGGCTGCAGAGTGCGTGAATTGGTCTATCTCAAAGTTGCAGACGTTGGCCGTGAGGGTTTCGGAATCTACGTTTCTCCATCGAAGAACTATAGGCCGCGGTTCGTCCTCCTGCCGGAAGAGGGGATGGCTTTCTTTCTTTCACTCTGCCGTGAGCGGCAGGGCCACGAATATGTTTTCCGAAACCAGGACGGGCGTCCCTGGAGTGAGCGTTACAAACACCTGTTTCGCGATCTGACCGATGCCTGCGGGCTCCCGAAGAGTACGGTGTTTCACAGTCTCAGGCACACTTATGCCAGCCAACTGGTGCAGGCCGGAATGCAATTGTCCATTGTGGCAAAGCAGCTTGGCCACGCCGACATTGCCACGGTGGATCGGACGTATGGTCACCTAGCACCGCAGCTTTCGGAGGCTGAAGTTCAGCGGCGGTTTTCGCCGCTAAGGTCTGAATACATTGAGATGGCAGCGGTCATGAAGCCTGCTCTGGACGGAATGAGGGAGCGATTCGGCAATGGCGATTGGCGTGCTTACGCCGAAGTGAACCACGATACGTCTTGGCCAAGGTCCAACTTTTCGAAATTCAGGGGCGAGTTGTTGTCGCAATTGCCTCGCTAGTGGTCCTGCATGAGATCACCAGCCAGGCCAAGTGGAATCCACCATTGCCAGGTGGCTGCACTGATAATCAGGAACGAACTGACCATTAGCCCGATCGCGGCAACGCCATGTCGTTTGGTAATATTCGTTTTGGAACTGATCCCAGGCGACGCCATAGGCGCGATATCGCGGCGTGTAGTACCCGCCGTTGTTCGCGGCGGCTCCAACCGCTACTGCGGCTCCGGCAACTGCGATCCCAGTTATCATGGCGTTGTCGGCTTGGATTAATCGTACACACCTTTCAGGAGTAGCGCCGCGTTTCGCGAGAAGTTTGACCGCTTCGGCCTTGAATTCCTGGTTAGGATGTTCAGCGACGATTCGGCAAAGGGCGCGAGTGTCCTTTGTTGGTAGTTCGTCAACATTGTAGCTTGTGGTTGCGCAGCCGGCGAGCCCAAGCGCCAGAACCGCAGTAATGGTCAATTTTTGCATCGTTTCATTGCCCCCAATGCAAGTTATGGGGGAAAAGCAAGCGCCCTGTCTAGTGGAGCGAGCTTAGGCATTACCCGTTTTGCCAGGGAAGATCGTGTGCGCCGATCACCTAGCGATCCAAGCTGCTGTGTGTCAGACTGCCTTGGGAGGATCAGGAGGAGTCTGATGAAGCAAGACCGAGACATAAGAAAGGGGGAGAGGGCAGTTGCTGGAATCACCCCTCCCCAATATCCTCGGGACCTCTTTTCATCGGCTCGATCGGCGGCTCGCTTGCCAGGAACTTTGACTTTACCCACTCAGCAAACTTGCCGTTCGCAACACCATTCTCGGCAGAGCAATCGCTGGGGCCAGTCTCCACGTACAATGACTTTCCATCAAAGCACCCGGCCGTCTTGTAGTTTGATATCCTCGACCATCCATCCGCGGCCTCAAAAACCTGTAGCGTTTCCCGGAAGAAGAAGCGGCCGACGACGCCGCACTTTACCGAGGGGCAGGTGTATCTTCTCAGGTCGTCAACTGCGACCCACTTCCGGGAGTCTGCCGAAGCTGGAGATATCGAAGCAATTATCGCCGCGACCGCCCCAAGAAT